TGCTACAAGTAGAGCAACAGGTACTAGCCGTACTACCACATTTGGAACAGGCAGAACTACTACTACCTCTTATACAACTACCTCCGTATTTAGTACAGCCACTTCTAGAGGTACAGATACAAGCCGGACAACGACTTTTGTAACAAGTAAGTCTACTACTACAGCGTATACTACGACTACTGCCTTCGCCACTGCGACTAGCAGAGGTACTACTTTTGATACTACTACAGCTTTTGGAACAGGTACAAGTAGAGATACTACTACTGCCTTCGATACTAACCAAGCTACAGGTACAAGTAGAGGCACCACAAGTACGTACACTACTTCCAGAAACACCGCAGAGTCTCGTAGTACTAATACAATATTTAATACTAGCCTAGCTACAGGTACAAGTAGAGGTACTACTACCACGTTTGCTACAAGCCTAGGTACTGCTGAAAGTAGAACTACTACTACTGCCTTCGATACTAATCGTGCCACAGGTACAAGTAGAAGTACTACAACTGCCTTCGTAACAGCCACCTCTAGAGCTACAACTACGGCTTTCAATACTACTACAGCTTTTGATACTAGCAAGGATACTACTACTGTATTCGATACTAATCGAGCCACAGGTACAAGTAGAGGTACTACAACTGCATTTAATACAAATACTACCCGTAGTACTACAAGTACGTATACAACAAACTTTACTACTACTTTTGCTACGAGCAAGGATACTACGACCACGTTCAATACTACGACTACTCGTAGTACAACGACTACGTATACTACTGCATTTTCTACTGTATTTAATACTTCGCTAAGTACTACAACTACATTTACGACCACGTTCCTTACTTCAACAAGCAGGGCGACTACTAGCGCATTTAATACAAATACTACTCGTAGTACAACTACTGCGTATACGACTAACTTTACGACTACTTTCGCTACCAGCAACTCTACTACTACAGCATTTACAACTGTGTTTAATACAGCTACCAGCAAAAGTACTGCTACAACTTTTACAACTACGTTTAATACTACCAAATCTACAGTATCTACGTATACTACGGCATTTACCACTACGTTTGGTACAAGTAATATAACTAGCAAGGCTACTACGACCACGTTTAATACGGCGACCTCTAGAGCTACTACTAGTACTTTTACTACAACATTTGCAACTAGCCAAGGCACTAGCCATAGCACTATTAGTGCGTATACTACTACATTTGGTACAAGTAATATAACTGCTAAAAGCACGACTACTTCGTTTAATACGACTACAGTGTTTTCAACTAGCAAGGCTACTACTACGACTTTTAATACGAGTAGAATTACTACCAACGAAACGGGCTGTACTTACACTACTACTTTCGCGACCAGTAATGTTACTTCTAAGTCTACTACGACAGCATTTACTACTGCTACTTCGAGAACTACTAACTTCGATACAACTACTGTTTTTGATAGCAGCAGAGGCACTACCCGTAGTACAACAAGTGCTTATACAACTACTTTTGATACCTCTGATGGTACTTCAAGAAGCACTACTTCTGTATTCAATACAGCAACTAACAGAGGCACCACTAAGAGTACGACTACAGCTTTTGACACTACAGCATCTACCAGTAGAACAACTTCTAGTGCTTTTGTAACGGTATTCAATACAAATATTACTACTCAAAAGTCTACTACAACAGCATTTGATACTTCTGCGACAACAAGCCGTAGCAGTACAACCGCATTTACAACTACTTTTGGAACTAGTAACCTTACTACCGTAACTACTACTACTGCATTTTCAACAATCTTTGGAACTGCAAGAACAACTACGACTAGTCGTACAACTACTTTTGATACTTCTAAAGGTACTGCTAGATCTACAACTACTACGTTTGGAACAAATACAGTTGTTTACGAACGTGTCACTTCTACAGGCGTAGAGACAGAAGTGTCTTCCGCGTCAGCACATAACTCACGATATTGGGATGGATCACAATGGACGGAATAACCGTTAAAGAATTAAACCACAAACTAGAAACAACGTTAGAGATAGTCATGGAGCACTTCGTAGAAATGGAAGAGCGCATGGAAGACTTAGAAGCCCAGATAGAGGCTTTACAAGATGGCGCTTAAAAAACTAGCAGATAACGAGGAGCTAGGAAACAAGGCAGCACACTTTTTTAAGTCTGGTAATATAATGCGTAACTCAGAAAACGATGAAGTTACTAAGTTAAAAGATTTGCTACCTAAAACAGGCAACTGGTTCACTCCCTTAGAATACGACATATGGTACGATATAGCCGAAGAAAATATTTTAGGTTATACATACACAGATGTATTTTCTAAGTGTCTCATGCTCAGGGTTGCCAGCATAGAAAAATGCAACCGTACTATGATTCTAGCCGCTAGAGAGCCTGTTACTGATGAAGGTATGCGTATATTTAATGAGCTAAAAGACAACAGCCAAGACAAGTATAAGTTAAGTAAAAAGCGTCAGAAGAAGCATAAGTTTGTTATTTTTCTTCCAGGAACTAATATTCTTGACAAGGTTCTGGACTTTGAAAAAGCTAAAAGAGCAGTGGCTCAAGGTGCTGTACTCAAGTGTCACCCTTTGACTGCGCCGGGAATGGTTGCGTATCTTAAGTCAGAGTTTGGTAGAGATAAAGTATTAGCAAAGAAACTCTCTGGCCATAAACTACTTGAAGAGGCAGATATTGTAGGCTGTTGTGCTAACTCAGAGATGGGTATCTTAGCTCTTGCCAAGTCTAAAACACTTTATATGTTTGATAGACAAGACTCCCCTCATACTACCTACAAGTCAATATACAATGCCGTAATCGTAAAGGATAAACCTAGCCAAGAAAAATTACAAAGACTTTTATCTGCTAAATACTCTGGAATAGTTCCTTATTTTATAGATAACCCTCAAGAACGTATAGACTACTTTTTTAACTTTTGGAAATCAACACCTCATGTTCTATCTAATATTAAACAGAAATAATTTTACACAGCTTACTGTCAATTCTATAAAGCAGAATATGCCCGATGCCGAGTATAAAGTTGTAGATATGGAAGAAGGCGGAAGACTGCCTACAGCATTTAAGCATGCTAAAGGTTTGACTATGGTTGTAACAGGAGGCATTGTTTTAGACGTACAAGAAGGAGACTTGCCACCTGAAGAAAAACTATTAAAGCATCACTTAGCAATGAGCCGAGAAGCAGTTTTCTCAGATCACCCTCGTTGGCATACTAATTATAGTTTAATAAAGAGTCGTCTCCATGGCGGTGTTGTAGATATGTCTATATTTATAATCAATCCTACTAAGTGGAAAAAAGTGCCTAAAAGCGACAGTAACTTTTTACTGGGTAGAAAGATACTGTATATGCCGCGTTACATGAATCACAGAGACGATCCTACAATAGGGACTTGTATGGGAGGAAGAGATATACTTACCTATGGCTCTTTAGGGCATGATGCACCTGTTTTAAACTATCTAACTCATTTATATTCGGGAGAAGCTAGTGTTAGAGAAACTTTTGGGTGTTGTTTTGATAGGCTACTACCTTATACTGATAATCTGCCAGAGAAAGAAAAAGCAATTGTAGAAAGGCTAGGAAATCTTACGAAAGTAAGGGTAGGAAAGTTAAGAAAGATGTTAGTAGACATAAAAAAAGCCCCTGATTAAAGGGGCTTTCTTCGTTATGGATGTACTGGAAAAGCAATCTGTGCTTGTAGCATTTCTGCTATTTCTTCTACCTGTTCCTCGGTAGACCACAGTACTCCTAGATTAAACTGAATAACTCCAGGTCTAGTAGCTTGCCGAGTACAAATATTTTCAAATGCTAAAGCATATCTGCACATTATCTCAGGAAGCTCATCTATAATATTTACTTCATTTAGATTAACTCGAATATCTGTTACTCCGCCCCTATTAAAGACTTGTACTTCCGGGGATTCTTCATTGATATACAACGAATCATCTTTGGCTGAAGCTCTACTAAACTTTGAATTACCAAAGTTAGGAAAAGATCCTGTAATATCAGGAAACCATATATTACTACCAAAGCTCTCTACTCTATCATTTTGCTCTACATTGTTCTTTGCGAAATCATCGAGCATACCCATATAACTTAGTTCGCTAGAAAAGCGAAAGTCTTGTTCTTGTTCTTGCTGTTCACTCATTTTATACTCCTTATACGATCTCGCAAGCACCGCCAACACAGGCAAGTTCTTGAGATCCAGTTGTGTTATCTTCTTTTTCAAACTGAGCTAAATCTTCCCAGTTTACATTTTTTGGCATTGCTGCCAGCAATTCTTCGTACTTCTCCGCAGTAATATCTTCGTATGGAGCTTGCTGATAAGTGTGATCACTTGTCGGAAGCAAACTAATACCAGAACATAGATCAAAATTGTCCCAAATCCACTGCGACACTTGTAAGTACTCACTATCAGTGTAGTATACAGTCACACTCGGCTTGTGTTCACACCAATGATTCTGATAAGTCTTCCACAGCTTTAACTGATGCATTGCACCTACATCTTTTACGCAAGTACTTGCTTCAGGAGCCTTTACAGGAAAGCTAAAGACTACAGAAGTAGGAGACATTACATCTTGTTCCATGGGAAACCCTGCTTGTTCCATATAGAGAGCAAGTGGGTCTTTTTTGTCTGAACGTACACGCCGAATGTAATGCTTGCTGAAACGAGGATGAATACCGGAAGCACTGTCAACAAGCTGAGATACAGTACCACTTGGCTTAACACACGTAATAGCGACAGACTGATTAACACCAAGCCTTTCAGCCCATTCTTTATTTGTTGCAATACTAACATCTCTCATTTCCTCTAGCCACACTGCTAGCATTGGTGACTCTGGGTCTCCGCCCAAAATTTCATGATCCATAATACCTGTCAAACTTACACCAAGCAATGCCTCTTCTTCGGTGTTACGCTTCCAACGCACCCGTAGATACCTAAAGTCTGTAAGAGTAGACTGCAATGTACCAATGATGGTAGCTTTGCGTACTTTCTCTTTTAGTGTTTCTAGTGTATCATCTGCTCGTACTACTACTTCTGATAAGTTACAGAACTCATTACTACGGAGAATAATCTCAGAGCAAGGGTTAGTACCAAAATCATGCGCAGGATCACGGCGACCATTACGAGCTGCAATCTTCTGTGCCGCTACACGACTGAACAATCCACGCTCACCAGACTTAGACTCATATAGATTCTTCATCTCAGTTAAGAACGCTTCGAAGTCAGGCTTCTCTGTATACGCTACAGAATTATTTGCTAGACGACGCTGGCCTTGATCTACCCACCACTGACCTGACTTAGCTTTTGACATACGTTGGTCTGACAGATTAGACAAACTAATCAGAGCAGATCTACGAACACCACCAACTACTACAATATCAGCAATCTTACAGCAGACATCATGACACTCAATACTTGTTAACTTGCGACCTGCTGCTTTTTGAAATACTCCTACACAGAAACGGAACAAGTCTTGCAAAGGCTCTGGGCCACTGGCTCGACCACCAAAAGTCTTGAGTCTAGCACCTGCTGGACGTACTCGGCTCATATCCCACTCGGGTAGTTTACCTGCATAAAGCATGGCAATCAACTCACGAAAGGCACTTGCCCATCCTAGCTTACTATCACTAACTACAACTGTAGAACTTGTTTTGTGGAATGTTTCTGCTACTTCTGGTAGCTTATTGATGAAGTTACGCTCTACACTGAAACCTACACCTGTTCCACACATCAATACATACATTAGCTCATCAAAAGCTCGTGGGTGGTCAATATGTAAGTAACTACAGTTAAAACCTGCTACGTTATCACGCTTCAGTGCCTCACCTGCTGTCATCATACAACGCATAGAAGGCATAACTTCTAGTGCATGAATAGCATCCCAGATCTCTTGTCCGTTTTCGTCATCTAACTGCTCTCTTTCCTTAAAGAAATTAACATAACGACTGCATGTTTCTTCCCACGTCTCACGACGTCCTTCTTCTTCTAGCCAACGGGCGTATCTACTCTTATGAATAAAACTTTGATACTGATCCATTATACCATTCTCTCCTCAATATTGGACACATTGTCCTTGCCTATCGCGTCATCGCAATATGTTACTAAATCCATCAACTCGTAGTTTTTTAGCAGTACTTCTGCGTTTTCATTCAACTCTTGTATGTACTTGTATTTGCCCTCGATGGGTATACAATCATAAATTGACATGGCATCGCCATACTGTTCTATAAGTTGTTGTGCTCTTTTCGGCCCTATGCCGTTGATACCTGGGACATTATCACCTTTATCACCTGTTAAACACTTGAAAGAGATATACTCTTCTGGTTTAACTTCGTAGTGCTCATGCCAGTTATCTATTGTTACCTCTTTCCGAGTAACGTAAGAAAATCTACTTACACCGTCCTGAATCAATAAGTCCCAGTCTCGGTCACTAGATACTAACCAGATATTTTCTAATCCGTAATCTTTTCTACGCTTTACGAGGTGGGCAGCAAGATCATCTGCCTCTACACCTTTGTAGCGAAGAACTTCAAAGCTCTCTGATAGTAATTCTAGTGTTTCTTCGTACTCTTCAAAGAAGTCAATAAATGCTTGCTTCTCTGCTTCAGTTTGTTCAGCATACTTATCTTTTCGATTCTGCTTGTACTCTGGTAATATCTCTTTTCTGTAGCTAGATGATCCCCAATCTGCGGTAATAATAACTTTACCACAATTGTAAGATGTTGCTAGAGATTTTACTGTTTCTACATACTGATCACGAAAATCTGTTCTGCCTTGATGCTTCCACCGAAAAGCTAAGTTTAGTGCATCTACTATGAGTACACCGTCTTGGTTGCGTTCGTTAAACTTAAAAGCCACCTATCCACTCCGTCTTTTCTGATTTTAACCAATCTTCCATTAGTAGTACGTAACAATTCAAAAAACGAATATACAGATACTCCTCTGTGTTTTCTGGTTTGTTCTCTGTTACTACAAATACTTTAGATCGATCATACTTAAAAAATAGCATTGGCTTTTGGTCGCCACCTGCTGCTTGTACTACAACTTTCTTCCACCATCTGATAAGATTATTTGTTTTAGGTTGTGTAAATATCTTATCAGTGAGAGCAGAGTCTTTGTAGTTCTTTACCTCTATACAATAATGATTTCTCTGATTAGGGACATATAAGTCCCCTTTCAGATATTCAAGAGCGCCCGAGGCAGGCACTCTCTCAAATTTCAGTCCGGTCGCTTCCCTCAGCATGTCCCTCACTAGGTACTCGCCTCTCGCTCCCTTCGCTCTCGAATCTACCATCTTCGTCCTCTTCTTTCTTGGGGGCTAATCCTACTTGCTCCCAGTGATTTTGTTGTGCCCACCACATTCTTCGTCTACCTGCGCTCATCCTTACTCCAATACGCTAGTGTTTCCGTCCTTGACTACTTCGATTTTTTCTAACAGTGGGTGAGACCAACCATGAGAAACTAGATAGGTATTCATATCTTCTCGTAGTAGAACTTCTACTATGCGTTCCTTTCCGGCATCATCAAGAACACTAATAACTTCATCTAAAAACAGTACATTGATTTTAGACTTTGAGATACTACTCATCAGTCTACGAATAGCTATCAAAGTAGCAGTATTTACCCTAGCCAACTCGCCAGATGAAAGTGCTAGAATATCTACTACATTACCGTTATCGGTGATTTGTACGTTTAACTTATCATTTGAAACAACAAACTCTAGTGTAAACCTACCATCAGAAAGTTCAGCCAAGTACTCGTTTGCTAACTCTTCAAGTTCTCCAACTAAGTTTTCAATCTTATATGCAAGTAAACCATTTGTGCTAAAAGACTTCTTCAATACTTCTAGATCCGCTTCTAGTTTTTGGTTACCTGCGAGTTTACCATCGTACTCTTCTTGCTGTTCAACGAACTCTGCTGTCTGCTCTTGTATTACTTGAATACGAGTGTTGAGTCTTGTTCGTCTTTCGTTCTCTGCTGCATTTTCTGCCAATTGGGTTCTGGCTTCGGATAATACGCTCTTCAGTTCCGCGATTTTTGAATCCACTTCAGACTCTTCCAGTATCTCCGTTGGTAGAGATTTGTCGTACGAGCGATATAAGTCTTCCCATTCCTTTTGCGCTTTTTGATTCTTTTCGAAAGTAGCATTGTTTGCTTTAATCTCTTGAATCAGAGGACGAATCTTCATAGCTTTGCCATGAGCTTCATCACGCTTTGCGCGCTCGCCTTCAATCATTGCTTTTTCAGAAGAGACATCAATAGATTGCCCACAAGTAGGACACTCTTCAGAAATTTTCTCTAATCTGTCCAGAGTCCGTTGAGCACCCGTAGCGACTGCTTGTAAAGACCCTAGCTCTTCTTGTAAATCATCGTAAGACTCCCAGGAAATTGTACTAGCAGAGATAGCACCGATGTCTATCTTGTCCAGCATTATTTTATACTGATTATTCTCTCGAATCTTTTTATTTTTTTCAGAGATATTTTCTTTCTCTGTCATCCAATGACGCAAAGCTTCTTCGTCTTCAGATGTATTAATTTGTAAATCTAACATGGGTAGTATGGATGTATCGGTCAATTTATTTGTTTCTAACCATTTTTCTACTGTTGCAAGTTTCCCTGCTATGGTAGATGACGTATTCGATACTTCCCTAGATGCAGCTTTGAATACTTCGAATAACTCAACGTATTTTTCTAAATGTAGAAGATCAATAAGAAACTTCTTACGATTTGCATCTGTAGCAGTTAAAAACTGCAAACTCGCATTAGTATTTTGATATACTAGCTGCGAAAAGGTTTTAAAGTCAACTCCAAGAATCTCCTGAAGGCTCTTGTAAGTATTCGTAGCCGTATGGCTAGAGATATCAGTACCGTTCTTTTCAAGTTTAACTTTGATGTTTGTTTTGCGATTAACAGTAATTTCATAACTATCGTCATCTTTAGTAAAAGACAAAGATATATTATAACCGTCATTCACATAGCGATTAGGAATGTCTGCTTTTTTGATACCCTTAGAGTTCTTGTTATACAGTGCTTCCTCAATGATTAACGGGATGGACGACTTGCCCATCCCGTTAGTACCAAGGATTTGTGTAACAGTATTGTCGTCTAATTGTAACTCATTACCAGAACCATAACTAAAGCAGTTATCCCATTTCAATGTTTGTAGTGTAATCATTGTATGTTCCTATGATGTCTGGTATTTTTTCAGGATTAATTTCTAGTATGTACGTTAGGTATTCTACTAGTTCTTGTTGTATACTCATCTCTTTATCCATAATAAGAGATGCTTCTGACTTTCGTTTTACTACTTTTTTATCTAGCAGCTCTGAGTTCTTTACTGCAGCTAGATCCTGCATATCCCCTTCTACTTCATAGATCGTGTGATCAAAATCAGTAGCAGTCATATCTTCACTACTTGTAACTGTCTTACGAATTAGCTGTGGTAGGTTAAACTCTTCCCACATCCAAGTCCAGTCTTGTTCGTTGATAAGCAGATATCCTGTTTTTACTCTACTTCTATGAAAAGAAGTAGTCATTGGACTACCTGGGTATACAATATTACGTTGACAGTTGCTGTGAGCGTGTAGATCACCTGCAAATACAACAGGGAAGTCTTCAAATAAATCTAAGTCAACTTCCGGTTTAACGTGTGGCGGTATTTCCCCTCTGACATGAGTGAATAGAGGCTGACTCGTATCAAAATGATCTATACTACCTTTGCGGTGTAAGTCTGCATAAGGTAGTATACCGAAACCTAAATCATTGTCTACATAGGACACATCTACTATATGAATAAGAGGATTAATATCTCTACTAACTTGTTTTAGTTGAGTAAAGAAAGTCTTATTCTTCTTAGTAGCTTCATGGTTTCCATCATAAATAATAGTTGGAATCTTTACTCCACGAATAAACCTGAAGTAAAGCTCCAACTCTTCCATATTCGGAAGACGATCAAAGAGATCGCCTCCGATTATGTGCATATTACATTCTTTTTCTAGTGCGTACACTTGGTCAAAGAACATTTGATAACGGTTTGTAGCCCATTTTACTGGAACATTCTTTTGCCCCAGCTTGATGTGCCAGTCTGCCGTAAAGAGAATCATCCTACATTGAACTCCGCGTCAAGAGCTTCGTCATCAGTCTCGTCACCGTGGTTACGAACTCGATCAAGCAACTCTTTCTGTGCATCAGCAGTAGGACGAGCCATTACATCATCCATAGACTTCAGGTCAGCAATAGCTGCACGCTCTTCGTCTGTAAGAGGACGAGGCTTACACTTCAATGCTTGCAACTGATACTCTACATTGTAAGGTAATGGGCCAGTCTTTACTCGCTTGAAGCAAATATCCCAGCCAGTTTCAGGGTCTGTAGGATCGCCCAAGTCTTCTGCAGCAGTAATAATTTGCTCCCACAGCTTCTTCTTGAGGTTTACTACTTTGACTTCACCGTTGTCGATGCACTGAGTAGCATAGCTCCAGCCGCATTTAAGGTCAGGATAGTACTCGCGTACCCAGTCTTTTTCTTGATTGTTGAATCGCTCAGAATTTCTATCAAAAGATAGACACTCCATAGGAATGTTTTTACCGTTCTCGCCTTGAATCCAGTAGACATAACGTGCAAGAATGTCGCCAACTACGCGCATTTTGTTGTCGCCGTCTTTGTACTGAAAAGATGAGATTGAGGATTTTTGGGCTCCGCCCGTTTGCTTATTGAATGATAATGCCATTAGTGTATAGTCTCCAGTGTGACTTCTTCATAGATGAACGTTATTTCGTCCGGTAGTACTATGAGTAGCCTGTTATCGTTAATTTCTTCTAGAGGCACTGGACAATGCAGTGAATCTAGTGTGGTTTTGTGTGTTGCAAAATAATCCGCTGTACTTCTAAGAGAAGCCAGTGCGTAATATATGCAAAGTTCTTTTTGTGTGTACTTATAAGAATTGTAAAGAAGCATTTCCCCATGAAGAAGAAAACTATTGCCTGTAAAGTCTTTATAGGAATATTTATAGATAGGGTCATACTTGTTACGAGGGATCTGACTGTTTACCAGCATTTCCATAATCATGTTACAAGTAGCAATATTTCCTTGCGCCGTATCAAAAACCTTTTTCCAATCAAATAAGAGCACTATTATACTTCCTTTTTACCAAGTTGTCAAGAATTATTTTTTTAAAGGTACTTCATGTTCCAACCCTGCTTCATATAGAACCCGACACGATTGGAGGCTTGTTTTCGAGCCGTATTTCCTTTCAGGTGTATATCTATAATAACAGGGTCGATTTTACCTTCTTTCTTCCGAATCACTCGTCCACAAAGCTGTGTCAACAGTGGTTCATTATTTACAGGGGTTGCCAGTATGAGACAGCTAAGTGTGTCTACTGATATACCTTCTGAGAAGATAGCTTGCGTTCCGTACAGAACATTCGCATCCCCGTAGAGTATTTCATCTACAAGTGTTTCTCTATCTTCATGAGACACCTCTCCAGTAACACAGATTGATTTGTCTCCTGTAAGTTCGGAACAAGCCTTCAAAAAGCTCACTCTATCACTTACTACTAACACTTTGTGCCCCTTTGCAGCGTAGGCTGCAGCTAGGAGGGCTATTGTATGTCTGTACTCTTCATCATTTGCCAGCTTTGTAACTCTGTTAGCCCAAGGGATTCTAGCTCCATCCATGAATCGTATCTCTGACGGTACAATGTGTACTGTAGGGGTCATATAGTTTTCTTTGGGTGGCTTGAAAAGAGTATTACCAAAGTAATCTCTGAATACAACGTGTTTTCCATCCTTTCTTTCTATAGTTCCCGATAGTCCTATCTTATATCTACAGTAATTTGTATCTAGTATCTTACTAAAGGTCGGGCTACTAACATGGTGCATCTCATCTAGTATGACAGTGCCAAACTCTTTACGAATCTTGTCCACATTTCGGTACAAAGTCTGAGTATTGCCAATGACGATAGGAGCATCAAGTTCAAACTTTCCACTGCCTATAATGCCAGCCTTAATTCCGTAGACTTTCTCTACTTCTTTTGCCCACTGATTACGCAGAGCTACAGTATGGGTAACGACAAGTGTTTTCTGACCAAGCTTACCAGCGATAGCTAAACCTGTAAATGTCTTACCCCAACTGACCCATGCGTTGATTATGGAGTTGTCTTCGATTGCGTCATAAACATCCTTTTGGCTCTGTCGTAACTCAAACTTAAACTCTGGAAATTCTACAGGCTTGTTTACTCGCCTATCGACTATTTCGTAATTTGATGGTATCAAATCCGTACGTCCAATAGGTAATGAGACTAACCCGTTACGAATAATTCCCATATTCTTGATCACTTCAGGTGGGTCAAGAGGATTGTGCGTAGGAATAGTATAGGTGAGCTCTTTGTCGATTCTCTCCTGTACTTCTTCGGTACAATCCATGTATATTCTGTGACTTATGACTGCTTTCATGGATAGATCGCTCGTTGTAGAGTTTTAGCAGCCTGTACTGTCAAGTAGTTTTCGTGCACTTGCATACATATCTGCGGAATTTCCAAATCCTGTATCATAATACTAAGAATTGTATCTGCAACAACAGTCCAACGCATACTAGCAATGCCCGGCAGTGCCACAGCTCCTAGATCCATTGTAGTTATTTTGCATCTTTTTTCCGTACAGTTCCAATGTAAATTATTAGCATAGTGGTTTAATGCTGCTTTCTGTGCGGCATACATATACCCTTTGGATATATTTGGCTGAGAGGCACGAGAAGAAATATTAAAAATTATCTTGTTAGGATCAAATCTCCACTCATTGAATACATACTCTAGCAATTCTACTTGCTTGAATCCAACGTGTGCATAGTTGATAAAAGCGCTATAGTCGTTAATATCTACTCTGCCTTCTAAAATGTCTTCAATCCTACACGTATCAATCTCCAACAATTTGTCAAGAGATGTATAAAGTGTGCTAGTCCCGGTTATTAATGTTTTCATAGTGCTCCTTTACTAGATCAAACGAGGGTTTTCCAAACAGAGAACCGTCTACGCTACATTTATTGCAGGGAGACATAGATCTATCGCCCTTCATCAGTTTTTTACGAATCTTGGTCATAGGCTTACTGAACCATACATCGTATAGAGAATCTTGTAATAAATTACCTACTACGTGTTCTCTGCCCCAATCATTACTGCAGAACAGCACATCTCCGTTCCAATCGACAAACATTTTATAGAAGGGGTAGTGGCAAGGCTTACCTTGTAACGCAGTAACACTGCTTTCCTCTACTCCTACCCAGTCCATAACTCCGCTTCGATTGTTCAGAATTAAACCATGCTTCTCAAAATCACCCCAATGCATACGGTACTTGTAATTTGCTTCAGGAATATCTCTCATAATTAGATCGAAGTAGTCCATCTGCTCTATACCATCATACAGGTTAATATACAGCATATCGAGACCCCGTAGCGAGATCAAGTCTTTTGCATACTCCCCAGTCAATCTATCCCCATTAGTGTTACACTCTATAGTAGCGTCTGGTAAATTTTCTCTAAAAGCTGATACTATTTCTGGAAACTGAGGATTGAGTAAGTTCTCTCCGAACCCGCTGAGAGATATCTTGCCTTTAAAATCATTAGAAGCAAGCTCTTCAGCAATAGTAACAGCACCTTTTACGGTCATATGAAGGTTTCGGTTAGGAAACACCTCTGGATCATGTCTAGGGCAGAATACACACGTTCTATTACACAACTCTGTAGTATTAATTTCTACAGTAAGTATAGAACGCAGAGGCGAGTCTTTGGTATTCTTTGACCAGTGTGCGGCTTCTTGGTTTCTTCTGTGTTCCAAAAAGTCGTAC